GGGACTTCATAGGACAGCGCCGCCGTCATCATGTTCTCCACTTCGTTGCGGATGAAGATGTCAGGGCGGATACGGAAGGCTTCATCAAGCGCCAGATCGAGCGCCAAGCGAAGCTCTGCTTCCTCATATCGGTAGGGCATCTTGGTATCCAGCAGCAGCACACGCGCCGCATCAATAAAGTATTGGAGTGTTCGCACGGTGGGCCTCGCTGCAAAGATTTGTGGTGACTATACACAAACCGAGGTTACCTTTCAAGGTAACTTGCCGCCGCCCTTAGAATTTCTGGTGTTGTGCCATATCGGAGAAGGAATGAGTTGCAGCGGTGGCATAAAATGCCCCTGACTTTATTTGTATCGTGGCAGTGATCAGTATGCCAGTGGTATTTAGTCCCCGGCTCTGTGGCTTTGCATATGGCACATGCTTTCCCTTGTGCCTCAAACAAAATGTCCCATTCTTCTTGGGTTATTTTATATTTATTTTTAAGTCGGTGCAAACGCACACGTTCCCTAACGGCGGCTTTATATTTTTCTGTTCGTTCTCCTATATGTTTTTCTGGGTACTTTTCCCTGTACCGCTTATTTGCTTCTTTTTGTCGATCTGGATTTTGTCGGTACAGTTCGCGGCGGCGTTCTTTAGAAACAGGCATAGGGTACACTCCAATCAAGAAGTGTACCCTATCAGTATAAGTTACAGATGTCTACCTGTAACGTTATGCCTTGGTGATGACCGCTTCGGCCAGCGCCACGTTGTCGATGACTTCGTAGCCGTAGACCTGAAGGCCGCGAAGGATCGTGCCGAAGGTCATTTCCGAGCGCATGCTCTCGACGTTGTTGATCTGCGAGGCGAAGGTCAGCGCGTGGGCATGGCCCGCGTAGATGACGAACTCACCGGCAGCAAGGCCAGCAGCGACGCCAGACGGCAGCAGGTTCGACACGTAGACCGTGAAGCGGTCGATCATGCCGAGGCGACCGTTGCGGAGCATCGAGACACCGTCGCCGGACAGATACGCCTGACGCAGTTCCGAACGCTTGATCATCGTGGAAACCCACGTCGGGATGATCAGCCAGCGGCCCTGTTCGGGGATGTTCTGTTCGTCAAGAACCTGACCGAGACGCAGGATGAGGTCGATCACGTCGACTTCGCCGACTGCGGCATTGTCCGAGACGATAACGAGCGGGGCACGGGTCTCGCCGAGGTTGATGTCACCAGACACCTTACCGGCGGTCGTGCCCCGGTTGTCGGCGTTGGCTTCCCCGTACAGGTCGGTGAGAACCTGCGTATCGATCACGATCTTCATCTGCTCGGAAGCGTCGTCGGCCCAGAGCGACATGTTGTTCAGGTCGGACTGAACTTCCATGACGTCGTCAAGGATCGTATTGAAATACTTCGCCTTGTCGATGTTGAGTTCGACAAGCGAACCCTTCGGGCGTTCGAGTTCGAGCAAGCCGTCAGCGCGATAGTCCTTGATCGTGATCGTCGGCTTGGTACGGATTTTCACCGTGTCACCGAGGTTCTTGATCTCGCCTTCATAGTCCGTGTTGGAAATGGCGGCGAGGACGGTCGCGGCATAGAACTTCTCGATGAGCTTGCCAGACCAGATTTCCGGGATAAAGCCAGCGGCCTTGAGGCCGTTGCCAGTAGAGCCGGTGGGGTAGATCGGCGGGGTTGTGCCCGCGCCTGCAACGGGGAATGCCATATGCGTGTCTCCTGAGAGCAAAAGCGAAAAGGGGTTTGTTAGACCACCCTGCCTTCATTCTCGGCGTCGAAGATCATCTTTTCGAGACGAAGCTTCTCGGCGTCGTTCCCCTTGTACTTGCCACGATTGACATCAAGGTAGAACTGCGAAATCTGTGCGCGGGTGATGATTGGCTTTTCCTTTTCACCGGGGGTCGCAGACGAGGACGCTGCCGGTGCCTTGGCTCTGCCCGGTGCCGCCAGTTCTTCCAGCGGAACCTTGCCTGATGGCGTGGTCGGCTGAGATGGAACTACCGGGGCCGTGACAGCCTCATCGGAGAGGTAGGCCTTGAAGAAGCTGAGTACCCGGTTAGCGTCGTTCGCGCCGAATGCCTGCCTCATCATGTTCATACGTATAGCACCGCTCAGAGTGTCTTGCAAGCTGGCCCATTCAAGAAAATTCGGGTCACGGTTCAGCTTGCGCCAATCCGGCAGCTTGTCGTCAAGAAACTCATACATCTGCTGCTGCGCGGTCTTGGTGGTGACCTGTGCAACGGTGCCGACCTGAGCATTCAGGCGCTCAATTGTCTTCTCCAACTCGGCAATGCGAGGGGTGAACTTCTCGGCGGCAGCGCGGGCTGCGACGTCAAGGAAGTCGTCGCCGTAGGTCTCGCGTTCTTCCGGGGTGACTCCCTTGATCGTATTGTCGGGCGTGCGGACAGGCTCGACCGGCTTCTTGGCAATCTCGGCCTGAAGCTGCTCGACGTGGGATGACAACTGCCGGATGGTCGCCGCCTGCTGGTCATAGCGGCCCTTCAGCGAGTTATACTTGTGTTCCCATTCGGACGCGGCGGGAGCCTGCGCGGCGGGCTTTTCTCCGGCCTTGGCTTCGGAACCGGCTTCGGGCTTGGCCTTCTCCTGTTTCCCTTCGGTGCCCCCATCCTGCTTACCTTCCTCGCCCTGCTTATGGCCTTCCTGACCCTTGTCCTCTTCTTCCTGCTTGCCTTCAGCCTCATAAGCGGTCTTGTGCAAGGCATCGGAGCGAGCGGCGGCGGCGCGGATTGCGGCGGGGATTTTCACATTTTCATCCACGGGCGGAAGCTGTGCGGCGCGGGACTTGATTTCTTCCATCGAACTCATTTTTTAGCCTTTCCGGCAATCTTGTCGGCAGTGTCAGCGGCATTGGCCAAAGTAGAAAGCAGCGTTTTCAGCGCTTGTGCTTTCCCCTGAGCTACTTGCAGGTCAACAACTGGCGAATTTACAAGGATTTCTGTCTGCTTGTTGCTGTATTCAGACAGAGCGTTCAAGAAACCGTGCCATTCATTTGGGACGGTTCTCGACAGTATCGCGGCTTTTTCTACCAAATGATTTGTGTGCTGCATGGCTTTTGCTTTCACAAATCAAAGATAGACGTCGTCAGCGTCACCGTCACGTACAGGGGCTTTCTTCGAATAGTTCCCCATCATACGGTCGTAGGGGTCGCCGCCAGTATCCGCCCGTTGATAGCGGGAGATTTCTTCCCGCTTAATCGACTTGGACGTAACCGGGGGAACACCGCCATTCGGCTTGTTCTTATCCACAGTTTTCTCCTGTTACCTTTCGAGGTTACCTTGCGGGGTAACGATCAGGCGGGCTTGGCGGGCTTCGCGCTGCCCTTGCCTGCCATCTTCGTAGAGCCACCCTTGACCGGACCCTTGGTCTTGGCGCGGGAGTGTTCCTGCGACGACACACCGGGCTTCTGGGCGTTCGAGGCCTGCCCCTTCATCATCTTGCCGGAACCGCCCGGAAAGACCATCTTCTTCGACTTCATCGAAAGCTGCTTGTTCTTCATCACCATTGCTTCTTCCTCTCGTGTTAGCTCGTCACGTTCTCACGCGGAGCCGGTCCTGAAGGGGCACCGGGCTGGCCCCCTTGCGCTGGGTCGACCACCCCAGACTGTTGCGTCTGCTGTATGGACGGACCAAGTTGGTCATCTGGGGGTACAACACCCTCGCCGTCAAGCCCAATTTCGTTGGAGACGGCACGGAGTACCTTGGCACGGCCCGGAATACCCATGATCTGGGCATCGATCGGGTTGGCCGTGATCGACAGGAATTCAAGCTGGCGCACGCGCTGGGTCTCGCGCTGGACAGCGACATTGACACCCATCACGCGGATGTTTTCGTCACCATTCAGGATGCCCGTGACGTCGGTCAGCATGACCATATCGAAGAGCATGATCAGGGCTGGCTCCATAACGTCACGGTCGACGTTGGCGGCGACAGTCTGAAGGATTTTCGAGGCATTGCCCATCAGCATAGCCAGACCGGACGCGGTACGGCCTGCCCCGCCGCCGGGGTTGGCCCCGGACATGTGGCGCGGGATCGCGGAGAGTTCGTCGGCTATCTCCCCAAGGCGGGTGTAGACGCCTAGAAGCTCCTGTGCGTTGGACTGCGGCTGGAAGAAGTCGATAGGGCGCTGCGACTGGCTCCCCATCCCCTGCATCATGTCGCCAGTCACGTGCCAGCGCTTCCATGGGTAAAAGTCATCACCCGTCTCGCCTGCTGCCAGAAGATCGTCACGCACGACAACCTGCGGCCCGGAAGCGATGGACAGATTGTTGACGAGTGCCCGAAGGGTGGCGTTGGACACGTCCTGAATGTCGGCAAGGATGTCCGGCAGGCCGTTACCTACCGGGGTACCGGGCACCTTCTCGAACGACGTGACGAAGTAGGGGTGGCGCTTGCGCGGGCTGGGCGACAATTGCACCTTGATGACGTGGCGACCGACGACGTAGGCCTGCACCATATAGTCGCGCAGCGGGTCCGGTACCTTGTCCGCGCCCATGCCATATTCCAGCAACATGCGGCCCTGCACGCGCCCGTGATATTCGAGGCACGTAAGCATGTTGGACTGGTTCATGTTGGGGTTTTCGCGGTTCTCGTATTCCGCCCGCTCGCTTTCGTTCTGGTCGGGGGTCTCCGTATAGCCGCCGCGCCCGTAGTCATCCAGCGCCGCCCGGATGGCTTCCTGATTGTAACCGGGGAG